AAACGTTCAAGAAATGCATCATTTGAAAACTTTAGCTTTAAAGTTAATAGTTTTGGATTGCCACAAGTTGAAGGTGCTTTTTACGACCCATTAAAAGATATATTTTAAATGAAAATAATTATTAATTTAATAATATTAATTACTTCTATAATAGTTTTATATAAATTTTATAAAGCATATAAAAAATAAAATTATGAATGTACTATCATTATTTAACGGAATGAATACAGGTCGCCAAGCATTAGAAAATGTAGGCATAAAAGTAAATAAATACTATTCAAGCGAAATTAAACCTTATGCTATTGAATTAACACAATATCATTTTCCTGATACAATTCAAGTTGGTGATGTTACTAAATGGAAAGAATGGGATATAGATTGGAAAAGTATTGATTTAGTTTTATCAGGTTCACCTTGTCAAGATTTAAGTGCTGCAGGTAAACGTGCAGGTATTAACGGAAGTAAAAGTAGTTTGTTTTTTACATTTGTAGAAATATTAGAACATATAAAATCATTTAATTCAAAAGTTTTATTTTTGCAAGAAAATGTAGGTAGTGCAAGAAAAGAAGATGTAGGTATTATGTCAAGAGCATTAGGAGTTTACCCTGTTAGAATTAATAGTAGTTTAGTAACAGCACAATTACGTGATAGGTATTATTGGAGTAATATAAAAACAAAACAAGATGGTATGTTTGGTGATATAGTTACAGATATACCACAACCTAAAGATAAAGAAATATTATTTAAAGATATTATTACAAGTGGTTTTGTAGATAGAGATAAAAGTTTATGTTTATTAGAAGGATATTATAGTAAAAAACCTGCATTAGATTTTAATAAATATGAAAAAAGATATAGAATGGGAATGATGCAAATAATTTACGAATCAAATATTACAAGTAGATTACCTAATAAAATTGAAATGTGTAGGTTGCAAGGTTTTCCTGATAATTATTGTGATATACTTTCAACTAAAAAAGCAGGTAGTTTATTAGGTGATGGATGGACTTTACCAATAATAGAACATATTTTTTCATTTATAAAACAATAAACAATGCAAACAACAATCAAAACACACTTAGAAGAATTACATACTTCAGCTACAAGAATGTTAGTTTTAAATTCAGATAACGCAATGTTAATAAGTTATTTTAAAAACTTGAATGATAAGATTGTATATTTGAAAGAATTAGTAGATATGGATTCAAAGTATAATTGGATTGATATAGAAAATATAATGAATTTATTAAAAGATAAAGATTCAGAATTAACTAATATCAATGTAAATTTTAAAATAAAAGAAATAACTACAGAAAAGAAAGAAGCATTTTTAAAAATTAAAGTTTTATAATTATGATAGTATTATTAGTATTAATTTTAGCAGTAGTTTTTATAGTAATGAATTTTGTTGATTGTGATATATTAATTACACCAATTAAAGGCATTATGTTCGGTGCTTTATACAACGATGATGTTTACGATACAGAAACAGACCATACAATTCAAATACTAATATTATTTATATCTTTTAATTTCCTATGGACGACTACAAACTAATGAAAAAATGTATTAAATGTAATGAAGAAAAAGAATTGACTGAATTTAGAATAGATAAAAAATGTAGAGATGGTTATAGAACAGATTGTAAAATATGCGAAATAAATCGTCAAAAGCAATATAGATTAAATAATAAAGAAAAAATAAAAAAATATGATAAAGAATATCAAAAAGAATATAGAAAACAAAAAAAAATAAGTGACCCTTTATTTAAGTTAAGATGTAATATTGGTTCAAATATTCAGATTGCAATTAAAAAACAAGGTTATTCTAAAAAAACAAACACTTATAAAATTTTAGGTTGTACATTTGAAGAATTTAAAATACATTTAGAAATTAAATTTATTGAAGGTATGAATTGGAATAATATAGGAGAATGGCATTTAGACCATATTTATCCAGTATCTTTAGCAAAAAATGAAGAACATTTAATAAAACTTAATCACTATACTAACTTTCAACCTTTATGGGCAATAGACAATATAAAAAAAGGAAATAAAATAATCTAATTATATGAGTGATTTTAAATGGATTGAAAAAGTTGCAGAAAGTAATAAAGAATGGATTGAGGTAATACATAAGTTCGGAGAATTCGATTATGCACAAGACATCGTACAAGAATCATATATTGCATTAATGAAATACGCATCAGCTGATAAAGTATTAGATGCAAATGGCGAAGTTAGAAAAGGATATGTTTATTTTACTTTACGTTCTTTGTATTATCAGTTTTACAACAAAAAGAAAAAAATTAATAAAGTATCTTTTGATGGATGTTGGGAATTATTCGACGATTCAAACGTAGAAGAACATAAAGCGTACAATGATATATGTTTAATGATTGATGAAGAAATAGGTAATTGGCACTGGTATGACCGCAAACTGTTTAAATTGTATAGAGATACAGATATGAGTATGCGTGATATTGCAAAAGAAACAAATATCAGTTTAATATCAATTTTTCATAGCATTAAAAACTATAAAGAAATATTAAATACTAAGTTCCAAAAAGATTATCAAGATTATATTACTAACGATTATAACACATTATATTAAAATGGCTAAAAGAAAAGCAAAAGGATTCGGTGATACAATAGAAGCTATCACAGAAGCAACAGGGATTAAAGCGGTAGTTGAAACATTTAGTAAAGCAACTGGAATAGATTGTGGATGCGACAAACGAAAAGAAACATTAAACAAATTATTTCCATACAATAGAAATATTAATTGTTTAACTGAATCAGATTATAATTTATTAACGGGATTTTTAGACCCTTTAAAAAACACATTAACACCAACAGAACAATTAGCAGTTTCAGATATTTATTTCAATGTATTTAATTATCGTTTACAGTTAAGTTCTTGTGGTTCTTGTTGGAAAGGTAAAATAGAAGAATTAAGAAAAGTATATAACGAATATAAATTAAATGACTAACTGGAAAGAAGTTGATTTATTTAATTGGTTAAAAGAAAATGTATATCCTGATTTAGTTAAAGCTAAGAATCAAATGTCAAGGTGGGATTGTTACAGTCCCGCTACAGGTCATAGATTAGAATTAAAGTGTAGAAAAACACATTATGGTACTTTACTACTTGAAAAGAAAAAGTACGATGCTATGAAGCAAGAATGTGAAAAGCATTTAGATACACCAATGTATTTTAATTCAACTCCAAAAGGTATTTATAGTTTTAATTTAAACATTATTATCCCTGAATGGGAAATTAATTTTAAGAATCCAGCAACAACACATTTTTATAATACTAATAAAGTAGAAAAAGAAGTAGCATATTTAGAAATCACAAAAGCAAAACAATGGAAACAAACATAATACAACAAGAATATCTTAAATCAGTTTTATTAAGTCAATTATTACTTGAATCAAATGAAGCATTATTTTTTACAACGCAATACAAGCAACAAATTAAACACAAAATAAACAGTTTAAATAAAGACTTAGAAGAAGTTGTAAGAAATGAATATAAGATTATCTATAATACAGATGCAGAAACAACAACAAATATTTTAAGAAGCATTGAAGATATAATAACAAAGCTCCAGACTTCTACAATTGATGAATTAGTAATGATAAATGCAGTTATAGATAAATACAAAGAAAATAAAGAATGGTTCATTAAATACGCTGAAACTGAGTTCTTAAAATTAGACTAATGGCGAAGAAACAATTAGAAAAATATATTCCAACAGATGAAGAATTACAATGTAGTTATATTTGTCATAAAAATGATTTAGCTTATGTTATACAGCCAATACAAAATTCAAAGAAATACAAAGTAGTTAAATTTCAAATATCAAATAGATTAGAAGTACATACTTTAAAAGATAACGTACAAGATTTAGAATTAACAGAATACGAAGCGTTAAAAAAAACAATGGAACTATATAAACAACACTCAAAAAGATTTAACAAATGAAAGATACAATAGTAGAATCAGTAATAGAACAATTTAAACAACGTTCTGAAGTAGGAATAAATAAATATGGTGTAACATTAGATAGAGAAGATTTAGACCGCTTACAATGGCTACAACACGCACAAGAAGAAGCAATGGATTTAATATTATATTTAGAAAAACTAAAACAATATGAAAGTAAATAAAAAAGAAATTATAATTAGATTGTTAAATCAACTTTACGATGTAATAGATTATAATTTAGAATTACAAAATACAATAGAAGAACTTGAAAAGAAATTATTTAAATATGACAAAGAGCAAACAATCACCACTACAAAGAATAAATAGAATAATAGATTTTAACTGGAAAAGAGGAAACAACAAAGAATCAGTTAATGAAGTTTACAGAAAAATAATTAATCAAAGGCTACTTAAACAGTAGTCTTTTTTTATGTTAAATATTTGTTAAAATGTATTTTATGTTAAAAACTTGTTTATATTTGTACTCAGATAACAACAACATAAAAAATAGAAATTATGCAAATAGGACAAAAAGTAAACTACTTCGGAAAAAATGCAGAAGTATTAGAATTTAATAGAACACACGTTTTAATTAAATTTGAAAATGGAAGTAAATTATGTACAACTAAAACAGCATTTAATAGATAACAATTTAAAACAAACATTATGACAAAGCAAGAAATTATTGAAACATTAAGTAACTGTATTGAGTTAGTTAATTTAACAGAGAATGTGTATGTAAGAAACAAACTTACACAAGTAGCAGAAGCATTAATAGAAGAATGGAATGAATCAGATGCTTATGATGAAGTAGTAAAACAAGTATTAAATTACGATGAAACAATGTCAAATTTAAACAATATAAGAATAAGATAATGAACGAATTAGCATTAATAAAAATACAATCTAAAGTAATGGGATTAGATAGAGAATTACACCAAGCAGTTAATGATTTAATAAGCGGTAAAAGTTTAATCAGCGACGAACATTTAACTGTAATAATTAATAGTACTGAACGTGAATTAAGTGTTTACAATCATATTTTAAAGTTAATAATTAATAATCAAAACGTAAATTAATGGTAGTATTATTTGATGCAGATAGTTTGATATTTTCAAGCTGCTATAAGAAACGTGAAACAATAGAAGATGATGGATTTCACCATAACATAGAAGATTCAATAGCTAAATTTGATGAAGTGTTTATGTCTATTATAAATCACTTGGAAGATTTTTACGAAATAAATGAAGTTAAAACATTTTCAGGAAGTAAAGGAAACTTTAGAAAATATATTTCACCAAAGTATAAAGCAAATAGAGATTATAATAATTTACCACCATTGTTAAATGAAATGCATACATTTGTAAAAGAACAATATAATTCTATTTGGGGTTACGGTTGTGAAACTGACGATGTTGTAGCTAAATACTGGTTTGAATTATCAAATACAATAGGCAGAGATAATGTAATAATAGTTTCAATAGATAAAGACTATAAACAGTTTCCTTGTTTGATGTATAACTACCACGCTAAGCATAAAGTGATTTACGATATATCAGAAGAAGAAGCATTGTATAACTTCTATGAACAAATGATAATAGGTGATACTGCTGACAATGTAAACTACTGCAAAGGATATGGAAAGAAGTTTGCAGAAAATTATTTAGCAGAATGCAAAACTAAATATGAATATACTAAAAAGATATACCAACTCTTTAAAGTAATACATAAAGGAAAAGCAAAGCAAAGATATATTGAATGCTGGAACTTATTAAAACTAAAAACAGAATAGTTAATTAAATGTTAATTAAAATTATAATTTAAAATAAATATTACCTTTACAAAAACAAATAACAAACAATTAAAAACAAACAAAATGAAAACACAAGAAATTAAAAGAGGAGAATTTAATGCTTATTATTTAATATCAGATTTAAAAGTAGCTGAAGTAAACAGGGATTTGTTTTTAAAACATTCAGAAAACTTTAAAAACAAGTTAAACGAATTCGGTTGGATGATGCCAATTGTAATATCTAAATCAGGTGATGTAATAGAAGGACACCATAGATTAGAAACCGCAAGGATGCTTGGACAAAAAACAGTTCCTGTATATATTGTAGATTGGATAAATACTTCAGATACGAATGAACATTTAGATTGCATAATTAATTTAAACAATGGCAATCGTGCTTGGATAAAATTAGATTACTTGAAAGCATTTGCAAAAGAAAATGAAGATTATAAAAAAGTTTATGACGCTTACTTAAGTAATTCTAATAATATATCTGTAGGTAATGTAATAAATTGTTTCTTTGGTAAATCAGTAAATAATAAATTTAAAAAAGGGGAATGTAAAATAGAAGATATTACTTTTTCGTTAACTTTATTAAATAGATTTTCAGAACTTGTAAGCAAATATGGTTCAAGAAAAATACAAGCATATTGCATTAGAGAATTAATTAATATAGCTTATGTAAAAACAAATAAAGATTTAGAAGCAGTAGAACATTTATTAAGGGAATATGATAAAATGGCTAAAGATAATCATCCTGCATTAACTTCTATATCTGAATTTAAACCACAAATTGAAAAAGAATTAACTTATTATACACTATTAAAGAATGAAAGTAACAGATAAAATAACAATAACAAACGAAGATAATATGCTTTTAATGGCACGTTACCCTGATAACTATTTTGATTTAGCTATTGTTGACCCTCCTTATGGATTAGGTGATAAATTAACTCAAGGAGGAACTTGGTCTAAAAAATGGCAAACAAAAGGTGCTGATTGGGATAGATTACCAAATAAAGAATATTTTAATGAATTAATTAGAGTAAGCAAAAATTGGATTATTTGGGGAGGTAATTATTTTATTGAATACTTACCAAATTGCAGATGCTTTTTAGCGTGGCATAAACCTTATATGGATGGAATGCACTCAATGAGCAATGTTGAATTAGCTTTAACTTCTTTTGATACAAACGCTAAAAAAGTTTCTATAAATAAAGATTTAGGAGGTGAAGAAAGAATACATATTACTCAAAAACCAATTAAATTGTACAAATGGATTTTAGAAAAATACGCAAAAGAAAACGACAAAATACTTGACACGCATTTAGGCTCGGGTTCAATAGCAATAGCTTGTCACGATTACGGATTTGAACTAACAGCTTGTGAATTAGATAAAGAATATTATGACAAAGCAATACAAAGAATAATAAATCACACTAACCAACAAAAACTATTCTAATGGAATACTGTAATGACTTTAAATACGATTTAAGAGTAGGACAAGTTGGTGAACAATTACTAAACGAAATACTTACTTTAAAAACAATAGAAGTAAAACGTGATAGCTGGATATATAAAAGTGGTAACATAGCAATCGAATATGAAAGCAGAAACAAACCATCAGGAATAGCAAAATCACAAGCAGACTATTGGGCAATAATATTTTCAGGTGATTACAAAGATGAAATAATATTAATAATAAAAGAAAACAGATTAAAAGAAATATGCAGGGAATACTATAAAAAAGGAAACATAAAAACAATGGGAGATAATAACACATCAAAAGCAATATTAATTCCAATAACAGAAATACTAAAATGGAAATAACAGAAAGATTAAAAGAAATAATATTACAAGAAACAGGCGAAGATATAAACATAAAAACAAGAAAGAAAAATACAGTTGAAATAAGAAGTTTATATTGCACAATACTAAAACAATTAAAGCCACATAAAACATTACAATCAATAGGAGAAACATTAGACTTAGACCACGCTACAATCATACACGCATTAAGAATGTATGAAGTATACAGTAAAGATAATAAAGACTTAAAAGCAATTAAAGATACTATTTTAAGTCACTTTATAGAAGTAGATAAACAAATAGAAGAACTAACAGAAACAGAAGCATTACAGCAACAAATAAACACGTTAAGATTTAACAACAACGAACTAAAAAACGAACTAAAGAAACAACAACAAATAAAAAAATATGACTATGAAATAATAGAAAACTTAAATAACCTTTTAG